CATTCAATTCGCTTACTAGCTCTACTGTCTATTATTTCAGATGGTCTTTAACAAATGGAAGTGGTGCAGGACCAGCGTCTTCTCCAGACTTAGCCGTCACCACGCTTTCTGCAGCAGTCCCATCGACTCCTGGAAGCCCCCCTACTGTAGTATCATATACGTATAATAGTGTAACTGTTTCAGCTAATGCTACTGGTATTACTGGTTCACCCACTTCAGCAACATTTGCACTATATAGTAATACTGACGTATTTATAAAAAATCAGACAGTCTCCTCAGTTGACGCCAGTGGAAACTATGTAACAACGCTTACATCACTGACACCTGCTACAGCAGGTGTAACGTATAAGATTGCATGGTTTTTATCAAATGGAGGAGGCAGTGGGTCTGCTTCTACTAAAACATCATTTACAACTGCGGCTCTACCATCTCCATCCGCCCCTGCGAATGGAAGTCTAACTTTTACAATAACGTCTAATAGTGTAACATTAACTGGCAATCCTTCTAGTGTTCCACAGTCACCCTTTACTTCAGTAACAATATTACGATTTGATGCAAGTGGAAATCAGATAGATAGCCAAGTTGCTACGATAAATGGCAGTGGAAATTACGTAGCAACATTCAGTTCACTGAATCCCTCAACTACATATTATTTTGCATGGAAACTACAAAATCAAACTGGTTCTGGAGTTCAATCTTCAATAATAACGGTTGCTACAAGTGCTGTAAATAGCAACCCACCCTGCTTCCTGCGTGGCTCCAGGATTCTCTGTCTTAACGAGGGACTTCGTGAGGAATATATACCCATTGAGGAAATAAAGGTGGGAACTCCCGTTAAAACTCTTAATGGCGCATATATTAAGGTGCATTCCATCGGAAGTGCAATCTTCAAGAATCCTGATAATGCTGATATTGGTCCTAATCGTCTATTCAAGCTAACACCCGCTAAATATCCCGAGCTCACTGAGGATCTCATTCTCACAGGTTGCCACTCGACTCTCGTGGACACAATTACCCTGAATGAGGAGGCCGAGTGCATGAGGCTGATGAAAACCTTGTATATGACATCAGGCAAGGTTCGTCTCATGGCATTTATCGACGAGAAGTCTGAGCCCTATATTGCTCCTGGAGAACATGAAATTTGGCATCTTGCTCTAGAAAACGAGAATCCCACGTGCAACTATGGTATCTATGCTAGCGGACTTCTTGTAGAAACTGCTAGTATTAAAAATATGAGAGAACGCTCTGGACTTGTGCTCGTTGAGTAAAGGATTAGTATCTCGTATCATATGAATGGAAGTTATAATACCCATCATGGGTCTTATAGAATCCAAGTCGCTCATACCAACCATTTAATTCTTTACGCTCAGGGTAAAGATGCACGCTACGCCTCTGCTCCTTGAGCCCATGGAGCATATCCGATAAATATTTAGACCCTATGCCCTTACCTCTATATGCCTTATCAATGGCAATATAATCAATATACATGTTCTGCTTATTCTTCTTGTGATACGATGTAATAATGAAGCCAATTAATTTATCAGAATCTAGAATTGCATAGCTTTCATCCTTACACCTATCATTCCACGATATATTCAGAGTATTCGGTGTGAAGATAGTGGTGTCAAAGGTTTCTCTAAAGAGCGCTTTAACATCACGATAGTGCTTTTCCTCAAGAGGCACGCGATAGTGCTTTTCCATAGCCTTGCGCATTTGTGCTATACAAACGTGTAAGGCTTTTTTCAATTTTTTGTGACCGACTTGAGTTTCTCAAGATACAAGATTGCATCCATAAGTTCCTCTTGAGCATGCTGAATCCAGTCCTTTACATTTAAGTCAGTGCGATCCAGAGTAACCCCATATTTCTGCTGACCCAGTGCAGAGCGCTGCAGGAATTTCTGAACAATAGAATCAACAATGGAATCCCCTGACTGCATATGATTACATTGAGATAGAGATAGGCCTCAATTTTTAGTGATACAGGATGTCCACAGGGATATGAATGGGGACTAGATGAACTTCAGGCTTATCTCCGTAAAGATGAGGTGAAGGCTCCATCTTACCAATTACATTTTCTCTAATAAGTTGTCTAATCACGTCCTCCCTAGGAGGCAGCTTATAAACCTGAAGAACTCTAGGACTCTTCATTTGAGAAGAAGTTAACATTACTGCATAAAACTGCTTGAATACCTTACTAGCCTTCTGACACATATAAATAATAGTTAATGAAAGGGTTTAGGCTGTCATGCATCGCTTTATCGCTTTTAAAAAAAGCGAACCAAAATCTTTTGGTTGACTTTTTTCTAAAAAGCCAGTTCTGGCTCGCTTTTTTTAAAAGCGATAAAGCCTGCGTCTAAAGCCTTCCCTAAAAAAGACATTAGGAACGGAGAAGGATGAGTGTAAGTATCGAGGAAATGCAATCCGCTGCAATGGGCAATGGATTTAGCCAACCCATAAATATTTCATCAGAGATTGGAAACGTAATTGAAGTGACCGATCTCAATGACGACCTCGGACTAAACCTCCTAGCCAACCAAAATCGCACAAGGTCCGAGCCTTCTTTCGGGTCAGCGCCTATCCGGCTTTCAGTCCCAGATGAGCAAATTAAGCCTATTCAGTTTGATACTCTAGAACCCATCGACCTAAATTCATTCGGCAGCCCTATGGACGCACAGCCTAGTGGGCAAAATGCCCCGGCCCTCCCCCAGGTTACTATTTCAAGAGAGGCCAGCCCCTATGACAACTACCAATCATCTAGCTCTGGGCCCTCTATTTCCCTCACCCCCGCTGCTCCTCGTGACCTAGAGAAGGAGAGACAGGAGAAGATTGAGTATCTAAACAAGCTGCAGAGACTTGAGGCCAAGGGATTTCCCATTAGCAAGCGTTTCACGATGGATAACTCATTCGAGGAAATCAAGCAGGAATACACGCGACTCGTGGATGCCCGTAACCTCGAGGGCTCTCTCCGTTTCCAGCGCCAGATGCTTATGGGAGCCATTACTGGACTTGAGTGGATGAACAATAAGTTTGATCCATTTGACGTGAAGCTAGAGGGTTGGTCGGAGTCAGTGCACACAAATGTAGAGGACTTCGATGAGATTTTCGAAGAGCTATATGACAAATACAAGGACCGTGGAAAGATGGCACCTGAGATGCGTCTGATGATGGCCGTCGCTGGAAGTGGTTTCATGTGCCACGTAAGCAACTCATTCTTCAGACAGAAGATGCCTAGCATGGACGATGTTCTCAAGAGCAATCCCATGCTGGCCAAGCAGATGGCGCAGGCGGCGGCGTCACAGGCTGGTCCTGGCTTCGGTAACTTTATGGGGATGGCCATGGGAATGCCCCAACCTGGTCAAGGCCAAAGCAGCTCAATGCCTGCATCAGCAATGGCCATGGATCCTCCTGGGCCAACGGGCGGCTTCTTCGGAAACAATGCGAGATCTCCTCCTAACCCGAGCCCGATGGCTGAGGCAGGTCCTCGTCGCGAGATGAAGGGTCCCTCAGGTGTCGATGATATTCTAAGAACATTTGAGGATGTCCGCAGAGCCGAGATGGAGACCATTGGTGTTCGCACGATGCCTTCAAACTCTGCTCCGCCGTCACAGCAGCAGCCGGCCATGGTAGCTGTTTCTGAGCTTCAGAGCGTTGCGAGTGACGAGTATAGCCAGGCCGATTCAACGCGGTCTGGAATAAATGGAAGACGTGGTCGTGGACGTAGACCTGCACCTGTGGGGTCAACGGTGAGCCTCGATGTCTAGTTCTTTTTAGAAAAAAGAACATAAAAACGTAAAAGCGCACCAAAAGTTCTTTTATAGGCGAAGCCATAAAAAGAACATAAAAACGTAAAAGCGCACCAAAAGTTCTTTTTAGAAAAAAGCGATAAAAGCCATACAGGGTGTTTTTGGTTCGCTTTTTTGAAAAAGCGATAAAAGCGATGGCTAAAATTTGATTACTATCTAACACATGAGCTTAGTAAGCCCATATGTTAGCCAATGGCTTAGCCAATGGCTTAGCCAATGCATTGCCTAATGGCTTGCCTAACGGCTTAGCACCTTTGCCCGAGCAATGGGTTCTTAATGAAAAGGTTCCCTTTAAGGAGAGCAATACCGTAGAATTCAAGCGTGTTTCAATCTTCTCTGGCCTCTTCAATTTGAAATCTTCCAAATGCTCTGGGCTTCCTAAATACAAGGAAACCATCAATGCATTCTTGAATAGTGGAGGCGGCTATCTCATTATGGGAGTTCTTGACGACGGAACCATCGTAGGTGCGGAGAATGTCACGGAAGAGATGATTGATAAATGCAAACTCTGGCTCGACTCCTGCTTCCATGGATTCATGTATAAGGACGGCACTGCCCTCAACCCTCTTGAGGTATTTCTAACAATAAAGACATTCCCAGTTATCCATACAAATTCAAGTGTCATTGTGATTGAAGCAATTAATACGGGACCCCAGCTAAATATCATGTCTAAGTGCGGTGCCATTATCTATCGTCTGAATGCTAGCAATTACAAGATGATTTCTGAGCCTATTTATCGGAGGAGGGATGTGAAAGGAATGATTCAATCTATCCAGAAGCAGATGCAGTCAATTATTGATAAGAAGCATAGAGAAATTGAGGATTTGCAGGAGAAGCATGTAGAGGAAATTAGAGTAATCGTAGAGCGAGAAGGTAAGATTACTCGCAATTACGTTGAGAAAATCAGTGAGAGCCTCTATGAAAAATATAAGATTGAGGGGCAAGGTGAGAGCATTTGTTCAAGAGTTATGCGATTTCTTGGTTCTATAGTTAAACTCTAACCATTAACAGGACTACTATATTTCGCTCGACACCATCCTTTCCTGGATGGCGTCTTGTTACCTTGCCCTTAATCGCATACTTACCATACCAAGTATAGATAGTCTTTTTACCCTCTTTTCTAACTCGGTAGAGATATATGTTTTCTATTTTATCCTTGTTTAGAAGAGGCTCGTTAAAATGAGGCTCAGCCTCATCTTGGTCTCCATTGTGGCCAAATATGGTATATTCTACGTTATTTGGATCACTTAAATTATCATCATAATATGATGTATTATCGACTGATTTTAAGATTACATTTTTCTTATCTGGTCTCGGACAAATGCCTGCTCCAGAATATGGTATAGAACCAGTTTCCTGAATAATATGATTGTTCATTCCATCAGGGCCATTCCATTTTCTGAACTCCATTTATATGCTGTATTTTGTAAAATGTGCAAAATTCAATTTTTACGGACTTATAATGTTGTTCGCTGGCGAAGCCATTTTTGCTGGCTTTTATAGGCGAAGCCATATAAAAAGCCTTTTTGGTTCGCTTTTTTTAAAAAGCGATAAAAGCGTCTAGGATTTCGTTTGTAATACCTTCGCCGCAGGGCAGTAAGCATAAAAAGGCTCTCTATCCTCTTTTTTCATATACCACGTATTATGAGCCCCAAAACTCTTCTGCTGAAAAGAGTCCTGTGTACAGAAATTCGCCAGGACCCTAGCCGTCTCAGGCTTATTCGGCGATTCCTCCACGCAATTGGAATAGAAGACATCTTCTGGATAATCAGCCGCAATTCCAGGATACTTACGAATGCACTGTTTCTGAAAGGAATTCTTTCGGAAACTTAGGCCACCAATCCCATAGAAACTATTACCCTTAGAATAATCCTTACCCCAGCTATCTTTCTTACCTATAGCTCCAGCATATGACCCACATCCAATGTAGTCATATTTCATAAAATCCCGAATCTTATATTGTGACGGGCATAAGACCGCATCTGTCTGAAAAACCAGGATATTCTCGGCACTCACCTTGTTCCAGAAATCTATACTCTTAAACAAGGCATTGTATCCATCGCCATCAAGATTATCAGTGTCCAAGGCATGCAAGTAAACTCTGCGCCCCTCTATTCCAGATGTCGCTGCTCTCGCAAATTCAGTAGCAGAAGCACCATGGAATACATACAAATCCCAGCTCTTGCACATATTCTTGTCAAAATTTTCACATGCGTATTTCAATAATGCGTGCTCTCTCGGCTCAACGATAACCATGGCTCTACCACCGTCAAATAAGCCGGAATAGTGCCATAGATATGCTATAATTATAATAAGAGTAATAACTCCAATTATAAGTAAAAGATTCGCCATTTCTACTTACTGTCCCCATAATCCTTGCATAACCTTCGTATATTGGTCATGCGATTTCACACCGAATTTAGTATTTACAGGTACAGGCTCTTGAGCCTGCCCAATCTTAGCAGCCTTATCCTGGAGCGATTTGAGAATTGAACTTTCTTCAGGTGTTAGGCCTATAGTTTCTGAAGCAGTCTTCGTCTTGCATGTTCCAATACCTCCCTTACCAAATATGCAGAGACTGCTGTTTTCATTAAACAAATATCCAACACAGAGAATTACAACGAGAGCCATCCACCCTGCTGTCACGATATTACGCGTGGCCAGAAAGAAGATTACAAATATAATAATACGTCTGAACCACGGTTGATTCAGAAATCTCTCCTGCTCCTTTGAAATTTCCAGAGGTAAGAAACGACCACCCAAGTTAATTAGGAAAATAGCAACTGCAAGTGAATAAGGTGATGATGCTATTTTTGTTAAGGATGCCTCAAAAGGTCCACTGGGTGGAGGCATTGCTGGCGGCGGACCACTGAAACTCATCTATCTGCTTTCATCAATAAAAATCTATGAAATCTGTATCATATTTGCAATATACATTGAAATCGCAACTCCTGTCATCAGGCCAACACGCGGGCACCACTCCGCCCCTAGCCAGACTATAAATAGTAAAACCATTCGCCATATCGGTGACTCCCATAGCGCAACCATCGTTGATGGATATGGTGTCCGGAGAGATATCGCTTCAAACACGTTCCATGCTACTAGTGTTAAAGTCATAATCATGCGGAAACTTACATCTAACATACTAGTTGTATCTCCAACCTCTAGGGGCCCAACCATCTTACTTTATCTGGATAATATTGTTTCTATTTTTGTGAGAATGAAGACATTGGGCTAAGGGGGTTAATAGTTGTGCTTGAAGCCGATGACGATGTATGTATATCAGTATCTTTTATTACCGATGTTGAAACACGATCCGAGGAGATTGCTAAAGGTCTCTCACCTAGAACTCTCTCAATAAACCACCGGTGGGGATTTGAAATGAATTGGGTAGTTTTGTCTGAAACAGCGTCAGAAAACCCCTCAGATGTATCCTGCTTCTGCAGCCTTGCGACAATTATCAGTGAGACGGTTGCAGCTAGAAGTCCAGTAGGCCAATCAATTAATATAGCGATGGCGAAAGGCAGTAGGAAGAAGAGGGCTCTGCCGAATGAGTTATCAAGAAATTCTAGTGACTTCCGGGGAGCTATTTCGATAAATGCTCCTAATACAAGCAGTCCTACTACGGAAAGTATCGTTAGAGGCCAGTGTAGAACAGAATGTGTATTCATTAACCACGATACGAGGCTAAGGTCCATTTCTTCTACTTGACTTGCCCTTGGGCTTGTCGCCCTTGGGCTTACGCCTGTTGCCCTTGGGCTTACGCCTGTTGCCCTTGGGCTTACGCCTGTCGCCTTTGGGCTTGTTGCCTTTGGGCTTACGCTTATAGCCATTCTGCTAGAATGGCCAGATAAAAAGACATGAGGTGAACTTAGATGGAGTTCGCCTCTATAGAGGATGCATTTCCACAGATTGAACAATCAAAAGAAAAAAGGCGCTCTAGGAAGCAAAAGGAAGGCTTTCAGGCATATGAGCTACCGCCAACGGATGCAGATCGCCCGGCTGTAAAACGGATGTTAGAAATCCCTCCTATCAATACTTCTCCTGCTGAAGCCGATGAATACCTCGATGAAAGCAGCAAATTCTTGAAAAAGACAACTGTAAATAATTCTCTACCACCACCTACATCCGTCAATTCTCTAGACAAGGGGAGTGTCCCGTCATTCTTTGGAGCAGAGCCATTTTCAAATCCCAGTGAAGATACTGTTGCTCTATTCAATAGCCAAAATGGTTACATGCTAGATGCTGATTTCACGAAGACATTCGAGGAGAAGGGGTTTGGAAAGTCTGCAGGCAACTTAGCCCCGACACCTGAACTCCGGCACCGCTGGAAGTCATTGTCTAGCGAACGCTCGAGTGAACGCTCTGACTCATTTGACGGTATGTCAGTTGATGATATACAGACAATGCGCTCTAAAATAGATGACCTTATTGCACGTCTAGATGATATGGAAAGTAGAGCGGAAGGTGCAAACCCGCAGCTTGAGATGTTATCCTTTATAATGACGGGACTTTTCTTAATGTTTGTACTTGATTTAACTGTCAAAAAGCTAGCTCGCTAGCTTTGGCCTTTTTGGCCTTTAGCCTTTAGCCTTTTGGCTTTCAGGAAAGAAATACTAAAATTACATAGCTTTAAAGATATGTAATTTTCGTAAAATATGCAAAGCCATTACTCCAAGTCAAAGAAGAATAACTGAAATAATCTGGCATCTTCTATCTTAGAACCAAAATATATTGGTGCAGCATGTATCATCTGTGCATCAAACAGCACAATTCTATTAAAGACATTACCAACAGTATCTACTGACTCGAACGCAGTTGAATCATAATACCCTTTTGCAAAAACGGCCGCATATTCCTCTGGAGCAACCTTCATTTTCTTAGTGACCTTAGATCTGAAAAACTGGGTTCCTGACTGAATAGGTGCATCTGGCGTTAAAAAGAGAACCCCTGCGTATTGCTGCTTATCACAATGATATACATTCAAATCTTCTGCTACACAATACTGAAAGCAGCCATTTGTTCCATATTTTTCCCAGTTAAGAACTTTTCTATTCAATAAATGTTCAAACCGTTCTTTTAGTCCATCAAAGCGAAAACATTTAGTACGCTTCCCCTTAAAATATCGTATATCCGCCTGAAAATCTTGCTGTAAAGCAAAATTTCTTATAGAAAGCGGATCACTATAAAAATTATCTACAACAATAAAACTAGGTAATACAATCGTAACTTGAAAATTAAGGTTAATATCAGGCTCTTTATTTTTTATAAATATAGGAATCCATTCGCCATTAATATCCATTTGAATCTCACCCCCTTTATTTGCAGGCAATAACCAACCGCACATGGAAACTTCCCGACGATTATAGAAGCTAGAAACATCTAATCTTTCTATTTTCTCTAATTCAATGGCCTCATTGAGTGAAGCTCTAAATCGTAATGGCCTTATACCATATGTAAGATGAAAACACCACCCGGATGTTTTACTATCAATATAGCCTTTTACATCGTTGCATAATGTATTGTGCATCATATATATCTTAAATTTATTATTTTTAGGCAGCTCCATATGTTAATGCGCAAAACTCGTATAAAGGATTTCTTATCTAAATAACAAATGCAGACAGTATTCTTTATATCAGATCAGAAACCTGAAGCATATCCAGTTATAGATAAGCATTATACATGGTATCCTATTCATAATGCATTAAGCTTTGAAGAATTTTCTGAACTGTGGCATAAGAAACAGCCATATGCAATATATTCCCATGGAAATATATCATTTTGGAATTATCTAGGTAAAATTTTTAATGTAAGAAAGAAGTGGATTCATTTAAATACATTGCCAAAAGAACTTAATGTGATACCTGTTGTATTTTCAGGAGTGTTAGGTCACCAGTATGATTCAGACCACCCACTAATTTCCATTATAACATCTACTTTTCACAGTAAGGAGAAAATTCTGAGACCGTGGAATAGTTTGCAATCTCAGACATATACAAACTGGGAATGGGTTATCTGGGATGATTCAAAAGATAATCTGACATATGGTGACCTTCTAGAAATGAAGAAGAAAGACCTAAGAATGCGTGTCTATAAGGCACCTGAGGCAAATGGCTCTATTGGTGAAATGAAGCGTCTTGCTGCAGGTGTATCATATGGTTCATTCATTCTAGAGTTAGATCACGATGATGAGCTACATCCTGAATTGTTCCAGTGGATAATTGACGCTTCCAAAAAATATAAGGATGCTGAGTTTTTCTATTGTAATACTGCAGAGCTATATGAGAAATCTCTAAAGTCACATTCCTACGGAGATTATTTTGCATACGGATACGGGTCAAATATAAACGAATGGTCTGAAAAATATAATCAGTGGATTACAAATATTGATAATGGATATGTAAACCCGGTTACAATCAGACATTTGATTGGACTACCAAACCATGTGCGAGTTTGGAAAACTGCATTCTACGATAGGATTGGGAAACATAATCCGCGACTCATGGTTTCAGATGATTATGATTTACTAGTTAGAAGTTTTATTCACGGTAAATGGTGCCATATACGAAAGTGTGGTTATTATCAATATAGAAATGAAGATGGAAATTTCACATTCATTCGTAATAGTTTGATTCAGCATAATGTAGCACATATTTATGAGCACTATAAGAAGATATTGCCAGAAATTCCCAAGCAGCATGTATTTCAGCAATTCTGGAAGTCGGATGATGGACAGTATCCAGTTCTCAATTACATATATGATCCTGAGCCCCATGAATATTCCATTATAATGATCGAGCCTTCAAAGGAGAAGATTGAGAAAATTCTAAATATTCATTCATCGATGCACATATATATAGTAGGAGAATGTCCTGAATTGCCGGTTGAAATGAGAAAGAAGGTAAGCTGGTGGAAGTTAGGCTCTGAGGATGTCACTGAGAAAATACGTTATATCAAGCGTGGAATTGCAACTGGGCGTCACGTATTACTGGATACGGAAGTTAACCTAATTTTACCAGAGGCTACTGCAATAGTGACACAGGTACCACAGGTACCACAGGTACCACAGGTACCACAGGTACCACAGGTACCACAGGTACCACAGGTACCAGAGACTACTGCAATAGTGCCACAGGTTCAAGTGCTACAAGCGAAGCTACAAGCGAAGCTACAAGCGAAACCACCAGTTATTCTGGAAAATGACGGACAAACCCTTCCAGCCTTGAGAAAAATTCACTCGCAATTAAAACTCAAGTATGGCAGCTTCAACGACGAATTTCCAGAGCAATTAATGGCTGTAAAGTATTTGACTGGTAATGAGAAAGTTCTTGAATTAGGAGGTAATATTGGAAGAAATAGTTTAGTAATAGCCCATATTCTTGCGCAGAATAATAGCAATCTTGTTACACTAGAATCCGACACCGGTATTTCAAGGAAGCTAGAAGAGAATCGTATTCTAAATAATATGTCTTTCCACGTAGAAAATGCAGCACTATCAACCAGAAAACTCATTCAGCGTGGCTGGAATACGATTACAAGTGATGTTGTTCTAGAGGGATATAATTCTGTAAATACAATTACCTTAGATGAATTAAATGCAAAATACAATATTCCATTTGATACTCTCATTATAGATTGTGAAGGTGCGTTCTATTATATTCTGCAAGATATGCCTGGAATATTAAATAATATAAACTTAATTATAACTGAAAATGATTATAGAGATGTTGAGCATAAAAATTATATAGATATGACTCTTAAGGAGTATGGATTCTATGTAGACTATTTTGAAAAGGGTAGTCAGGAAGCATTTGACCTGAAATTCCCATGCTACTTGAATTTCTATGAGGTTTGGAAAAGGGGGTAAACCCCTTGGCCATAGGCTACCCCCTTGGCCATAGGCTACCCCCTTGGCCATAGGCTACCCCCTTGGCCATAGGCTACCCCCTTGTCCCCAAACGCTAAATATTGTAAATATTTAGCATTAGCGGTTTAGTCCATGTTTCTAAATTGACCTTATAAACTCCCACTGTAAATCCTTGCATATCTTCTCCCAAATCTTATCCTGAGCATATAGCTTATCACGATTTTTTAGTAAGGGAAAACAATGAAGGAAGTCATCTAGCTCCAGCAGCTCACACAACTTATAGAGAACGTAGGAATACGATAAGAAATTAGAGCGCTCTGCTGGACAATGCTTCTGAAAACTCGGCTGAATCTCCTTAAACAAATAACGCAGCTTCTCCTCCGTCTCTCTACCCATTACTGGTGCCGTGTGACCATTGAGCCTGCTCAAGATATGCGGAACATGCTCATAAAAAGAATTATACTTAAGTTTCTTTAGAATCTCGCGTATCTTACTGCGATTGAGCGAGGACGCCTGAAGCCTCTCTTTCTTAATCTGAGCCTGAATGTTTTCAAAGACTTCCTCTGGAATCTCTGTGCTCTCCTTCGCCTGGAATTGCGCAAGCCACTCATTGAAGTGATTAATACGCTTATAAGCATAATAGGAAACCTCACGAGGCGGGTCCTTATAACTAGGTTTATCTGAATCCATCAGGATTAGTTTATGAAAACCACAATGCGGGCACGAAACGGTGGCGTCATTGATGGAAATCTTCATGTCCTCACCACATGCATCACACATAAATGATGTATCATTGAGGGCATGCATGGAAGGCCTGGAATAATGGGGATTAATTCTCTGGAGATACTGGTCTAACAGAGTATCTCTGCGCAAGGTATCCCCACCGTGCTCTCTATTTGAGTAAGAATTTGAAGGGGGTAAGAGTTTCACACCACTAATGTCATTTCTGGAAGCATTTTCCAGAGCTTCAAAAACACTCCCAGGCCTCGCTCTATCAGCAATCTGAACAACATTGTCTGCACCACGATTGATTCTATCCTGGATATCATAATACTGGAAAAGGAGATCACCTGTCTGAAGATAGTAATCAAAGACTGCCCCTTTCTCATCAATTGATTCTAACTTGTCCTTTGTCTCCTTTATTTCCTGCTCAAGCTGATATTTCTCAATATCACAATGCTCCTTCTTTAATTCCGATACTAGGCTCTCATACTTATTTTTAAGCATTGAGCCATGCTCACTAGTATCCTTGATTTTGGATAAATAATGCTGATGCACCGTATCAAGAGTTGTTCTGGCTTCTGGATTTGACCTCTTAGAAGGCCTTATCTTGAAGAAGGGGTCGTTCATATACTAAGGGTTTCCAGGGGTGTTTCTTTAGCCCATTGGTTGAAGGGTGCGTTAAGAATGAGTAGTGTCTGGCTCCGGTATGGGATGGGATGGGATGGGGGGTAAACCCCCATACCCCCATGGCCCCGCTTTGGGGGTAAACCCCCCATGCTCCCATGAGGCCTGAGTCCACTGTAAAGCTATGGCTAATATTGAAGAGAAAGCTCAGGCATGTGTAAAAAGCTGGATTCAAATATGAGTTCTGGATCTACAGTGACAAGAAGGTGAAAGTTGAGAAACGGATATATTAGCAAAATTGCCTTCCGGCATGTTTCCTTTTTCCGCCGAAAATTCCATTTTGCCGAATTTTTTTTCTCTTAGCTAGGTATAACAACATGACAGGAGGGGGTCTCATGCAACTTGTAGCCTACGGTGCTCAGGACGTCTATCTAACGGGAAATCCCCAGATTACCTTCTTCAAGGTGGTTTACCGCCGCCACACGAACTTCGCCATGGAGTCCATTGAGAACCCCTTCAACGGCTCTCCTGGCTTTGGCCGCAAGGTTACGTGCACCATCCAGCGCAATGGTGACTTAATCTACCGTATCTACCTTCAGGCGACGCTCCCCAAGGTAACTCTCCAGAGCACGGACGGCTCAGGTGCCCAGTTCCGCTGGCTCAACTGGGTCGGTCACAATCTAGTGAAGAACGTAGAGCTCGAAATCGGTGGCCAGCGCATCGACAAGCACTACGGTGACTGGCTCCAGATCTGGAATGAGCTCACCCAGGAGGCGGGCAAGCAGGCCGGCTACGCCAAGATGGTTGGCAACGTGCCCCAG